TGATTTTAAATAAAACTGAATTGCGTTGAACTCGCCCTCTTGTATTTTTTCCATGAGTTTTGTTGTTGCTAGTTGAAGTCCTTTTGCTTTTCCTTTGTCTAATCTTTCCTTTAATTCCGAATTTTTTTTGTTTCTATGTTTATTAAATGTATCCCAACCAATACCAAGACTGCGACAAATATCCATTATTCCCATGTTTAAAGACGCCAGATATTCAACCCTTTCATAGTCAATGACTACAGGTTTACGCCCTCTTTTTTTTGGTGTTTTTACTTCCATATTCCGATTAATTATAGCTTATAAACCTTTTATTTATGCCTTTTAGGTAATTAATTACACATTTATTGAGTAAAAGTGTTGCTTTTTATAAATGTATCTATATAATTAGTAGTACAAAGCAATTAAGCTTTGATACTTTGGAGAAGTAAATTATGAAACTACATTATACAAAATACCAAGAGAACTATAAGAATTATATTCTTGCTTGTTTAGATGATGAAGATTCTTTGATTGGTAAAAACTTATCAAGAGAAGAAAAGATTAAATATCTATTTGATAGATTTAATTCAGAATACGGTTGGAAAGTTGGAAGAACTAGAAACGATACCAGGCAAAATGTTCTTGCAGAATGGTTAAGCGGTATAGCTATTCATATTCCTTACTCATACTGCGATATTATAGAGCTAGCAAAAAATATGGGTTCAGTAGAATATAACCTATCAAGCGTACAAGAAGATAGAATTTGTGAGAACTATTGGAACTTCATGGCCTACATGATTTTATTATTAGAAGAAGAAATAAAAGAGGTGGCGTAATGGATAAAGAATTAGTAAAAAAACCAACGCTAGGTATTGCTAAAAAACTATTTAAGCGTAGAAATCCTGGTATTGCTTTTGATGTTTCTTGGAAAAGAAAACCTACATGGATCAATAACTGCTACAGCTCCGCTGTAATATTTAGGTCTAAAGGCTATCAAGATATTACTATGAATCTATATAGCGACATACACGAAACTGCTATTTTTTAAAAGGGGTAAACAATGAAAACCAAATCACATAAAAGCATCATAGGGCAACTTCGCAAGAAGTACGGCCTAAAAGATAACACGCCAATACACAAAGTAGAGCAAATAATGACACCAGAGGACTGGCAAGCGTTTAGCATGGCGCTTACCTTTCCTAATGGTAAACCAACACAAAGGGGTAAGACTAATGAAACAATTTAAAACAAGACAAGAAGAACACTTAATACCAACTGTAATAAATGTTGTTGATTCGCCTTATAGCATTTATACAGTATGTTATGACACTTTTAAAGAATTTTTTGTTAAAGAAGGTTATGACACTTTTGAGAAATGGGAAAACTTTTTAGAAAATGATTATTGCGATGTTGATTCAGATTGGATAGATGATATTGCAGACTTTTATAATCTAATTTGGACTCATGTTGACCCTGATGACGGTGCTTGTAAAGGCAACGATTATTTTCTTATTTATACTAGGGAGCAAGACTAATGAGTAAATTTAACAAACAAAAAACAATAGATAAAATCATTGATGATTTTGGAAACTGTAGAATGAATAGTCACTGGTTTCCTAAAAGTGAAACACAGATCGAATGGTCAAGCCATCAAGAAGTGTATTTAATCTTACATCAAGATAAAACCTGGGACTATGCCGAACCAAAACATCTAGACATGTATATTGAAGATTTAGAAGTTCAAGATTTAAAAGAATACGCAAGGGGGTAATGATGATAATGCAACAATATAAGATTAGTTTTCCACGCGCTGAGTTTTGCTATGCAAAGCATCTTAGAGATAACCTAAAACACGAGGGCGAAATAATATATCCGCATGAGCCATCTTCTAGGCTCTTAGAGGACGGCTCTTGGCTTTTAATAACAATAACAGGGGAAAGGCTAGGCACAGTCTCCCCTAGTGGCACAGTGAGGACGACATGAAGCGAGAGGACATACCAAAACATTTACGACATCTAACCAAAGAAAAGCTAAAAGCATTGTTTCATTTATTTAGGCAACCAGTATGAGCAATCAACACAACGAGCAAACACTGGAAAACATAAACCATTATGTATTAGAGCAAGATAGAAAAGGCCTGCTTGATAATGAAATAGATTACATGGCATTTGCACACGGCTTGCACCCAGACGATGACCGAGACGAAATACTAGAATACATAGCGGAAAGTATTTTTTACGAGCAAACAATAGGAGATCTAGTCTAATGGGTAAGGGATCAGGAAGGCGCATAGAAGATATAAACAAGATACGCAATAATTGGGATAGTATCTTCAAAAAGCGCGACAAGAAACAAATAACCAAAGTAATAATAGAATTTGATATGCCAGGCTATCCCTCAATAGATGAAATGAGGAATTATGTTGAAAAATTACACAAAGAGGATAAACTAGTATTTTTAACCACAACTACCAATGCTTGACCTAATTATTAACATATTCGCTGGAGTCACAATAACATTCGCTGTAATGCTATTACTTACAGCGCTCGCGATAGTAATAATTGACCGCAAGCAATAAGTTTGAACGCGTGAGAGATATCTTCTCCAAAAGATAACCCCCCCTAAAAGCTCTCGCGCGTTCCTCTCGCACCGCCCTCCGCCTCCGCCGAACGAATCACTCACGAACCAAGTCCGCTAAACCAACCAATAAAAAATGCTTCTTCCCTCCGCTCTGGGACTTCCGCAATCGCTTCGGCTCTCCCTCTAGCACAATCCATATCAACCCTGCCTCGCTCAACTCCGCTAGCGCTCGCCCAACGCTTTTCCTATTCACTGCTGTCATCTTCGCATAATAACTAATAGCATCATGCGATGACCAGGTTTCATACCTCCATCTCTCGCACAATGCCCAACCAACAAAGCGAGCTGTCATAGATAACTCCTCATTGCCTGCGACTTCGCTACGATACCAATGCCAGACGATCTGGCGCACGCGCGAAAAGTCAGATTCTTTTCTAGCAAGCGCGATGGGAATGAGAGCTGTTTTCTCCCCACGCTCGCTTTCGCTGTGGGCAGTAATCCACCAATATGCTTTGTCTATTTGTCCAAATCTTCTCATCTTTCTCCTGCGCAAGCGTGCGCTCTTTCGGGAGAGTCAAACCCCCTCCAGGGGTTTGCTCTCCTATGTATATGTATATACATGGATATATGTCCCTCTAATGGTCGGGTGTTGTCCCTCTGAGTGTATAGTATGTCCCTTAGCTTCCCTAGTATGTCCCTAAAGTTCCCAACGATTCTATTCGGTAATGTCATGATTTTTAATAAAATCTCCCCATTGATCGGCCATAGCATCTGCAATTCCCTGGAATGTTTTAGACCTAGCTTTCATTCTTTCATGCTTAGATAACTTCAAAGCATCTGCATACCACTTAGGATGTCTTTTACCGCTTTTAAATGTTGTGAACTCTCCTTTATCAACAACCTTGGTATGTTTTAAATGTGGTAAGTTCTTTAACCATAAACAAGTTGTTTTCTGCGCTTCATGTCCAAATTGCCATGGCTGTATTATTTGATCTGGTTTTCTAATCTTACTTGAAATGACTGATACAGGATTTTCTAAAGCTATATGCTTTATTGGTGCATCTAATAACATACGAACAAAATCCAATGCTTCTTTTTGTTCTTGTTGTTTATCTTTAAACCACCTAGCACCACTAACTGCTAAATGTGTGCATGGTGGATGTGCAATCATTAGATCCCAACCATCTAATAATATATCTCTTATGTCTCCCATATAATGTTTACCAGGAACATCAGTTGGTAAAATGTCGCAACTTGTAGCATCGAAACCTTTATCCTTAAAAGCATCTCTTACTGCACCGCTATATTCACAAGCTATTAATATTTTCATTTGTCTCTCCCATCAAAAATAACAATCATTGAATCGTGCATAGCTGGTCTATTAGTAACACGCTCGCCGAAAGTATTAACACCAATAAATTTAATCCTACCACGCAAGAAACGAATCTCTTTTGCATTGGGCTGTATAACATCGTGAAATAAAACTGTACTTGTACTAACTGGTAAAAGACAAACGCATAACTTACCACGCCTAGACATCTCAACCGCACGCATGACAAACGCATCTTTCAACTTCCTACTGTAGGGCGGATTAATAAAATTACGCTCACCCCAATCAATAAGTAAACCATTTTTATCTGGTGTTATCTCACCATAACAAATAGGACACGGATCAAAATCAAAATTAAACTCCGCATCTAACTCATCGTATAAATCTTTTGGTGTTTCCCAATTATCATGGTTATCTAAATTTCTATTCTTCATATAAAGACTTCCTATTTTTAATAATCTCACAATATTTTTCATCTACCTCATAACACAGAGAATCATAACCAAGACTTTCGGCAACAACTCCAGTTGTTCCAGAGCCAGCAAATACATCAATAATTAATTCATTATCTTTTGCTGTAGTTCTAATAATTTTACTGATTAATTCTTCTGGTATTTGACATGGGTGTTCTGTCTTTTCTTTACTAACATTTTTAACTTGGTTTATGTTCCACCAATCGTAAAGTTTTGCACCTGTTTTACCTTCAGCTATTCTTTTTTGTATTCTTTTATCATTTAGATTTTTATAGGGCTGTCTTACCTTTCTAAAATCTGGCTTACATCCCCACCAACTAATTAACCTGCTTTGTTTACCTGTATTACTGTTATAAACCCAACAAACAACCTGTTCACATTTACTTTTAATAGCTTTTGGTAATAAGTTAATCGTTTCTTCTGGATAATGAATAATTACGCATGGCGTTGGTATATGTGATAACAGTTTAATATAATCTTCTTCACTCATTCTGTCTTTATATTGGTTATAGGCATAACCTTGGTTGTATGGTGGATCTGTAATTGTTAATCCTTTTGGAACAATACAGTCTCTAAAATCTTTATTTATAATTTCTATTGTCATAACCCCTCCTTAAAATTGGTCATATAAATTCATAGGATTTTGTAATTCTTCTAATGGTTCTAGCACGCCGTCTTTCCTAAATAATGTCTTGGTACTGTAATCAACATTACCAGAATTAGATTTAACAAGAGCAGCTTTAACTACACTCATGCGCTCATACTCCACGCGCTGTTCCTCACAGATACGCTCGCAATCCTCCGCGCTCGCCAACCACATAGCTATCGCCCACCGCACGCTGTCGGTAATACTACTTGCACCACGAATCTCGGCTCTATGGCTCATAGCATCATCGCTATCGTTCGCTAAAGCACCTTTATTAAGATGATGAATAGTAAGGGTAGAACAACCAAGTCTGGCGCTAATGTTTGCACAATAAGAACCCCAGAGTTGGCCTGCTTCATTACTGCTAGATACATTGCCTGTTGTAAATGCTTGTAAAGGATCAAAACAAACTAACTTTAAGTTTGGTATGGCTTGTAATTCTTCTACTAACTCCTGCGCTATAGGTGTTATACCCTCTTCTCTTAACAGTATCATTGGTTCTTTTTGTTCTGGGACAGGAAATACATAGACTTCATATACAGAGCTAAATCGCTTGCCGTTAGGGTCCAGCAAGTCTAGTCGTCTATGTATTTCCATTAAATCATCTTCCGCACAAAATATAACAGTATTGCCGCGCTCTTTCACATCTTTCCCCCACCACCTGCCTCCGCACGCCACAGATAATGCTAACTGTATGACACTCAGCGACTTACCCACGCCACCAACTGCGGCAAGTATTCCAGGCTTACCAATAGGAATAAGTCCGTCAACTAAAAACTTTTGTGGCTCTGGCTTACCTACAAGGTTACGAATCGCATATTTTTGTATGCCTAACTTATGATCTATTAGTTCAGCTCTAACTTTATCTAAACCATATTTTAAATACAGGTCGTTATAATCGCCAACTTCACTAGGTAATCGCACCGCACTATTAACCACAGCACTCGCGCACTCTTGCGCCTTTTTCTCTCCCACTCCACTCTCATCATTATCAAGTGCGAGAATAAATCTAGCACCTGTCAGCTTGCGTAAATTAGAGGCTGCATCCAACAAGAAGTTGGCACTAAAAACGCAAGCTACAGGAATTTGAGTAGCTTCATATACTGAAGCGGCAGTTGAGTAGCCTTCAACTAAAATAAGTTTTTCTATATTGTTTAAATCTTGTAAGCTAGTACCGATTAAAAATACATTACCTTTGATTTCTGAGGCGGAAGCGAATCTTTTTTCGCCTTTTTTATCTATGTATTGTAGAGAACGAATCTGTCCTGTAGTATTATATACAGGAACAATTAACCTACCATTTAATTGCTTCAACCCATAACTTTTAACTTTTTTATTCGTGAGATATTCATGGTCGATGGCTTCGTGGCAAATCTTAAACTTTTCTTGCATTTCAACTGCAACTTCATCTTGTCTTTGCTTCCTTTCTGCACGCGACTTAGCACTAGCCTCTTCCATTTGTTTTTGTAGTTCTTGTCTATCTACAATACTTAGTTGGTTAGTATCTATGCTTGACCACTTGCCTTCAAAACCAGTTTTCCAATTACCATAGGTACAGAACATGTGTCCGCCTACCTGGTTGACAGCATAATACCCAGACTTCTGACCGCCTGTATCTGGTTTA